TAAAGTATCTACTAATACTTGTCCACTATGCCAGGATAATATTCCTATACTAATTGGTAGTTTTTCCATAATTTATTTTTTCCAAAATGAATAAATTCCTTTTTCTAATTCATAATTTTCCCAAACAAAACGATCTCGTTTAGGTTGTTGTTGAGCCCATTCCCACATTTTAACTAACCCTTCTTTTAGATCAGTTTTATGTTCAAAACCTAAAATATCAATAGATTTTTGATAAGTTGGGATTGCTGTATGGACTTCATGTCTACCTTCTAAGTATACTTTTTCAGCTCCACCTACAACTTCAGCTAAAATATCCGCAGCTTCATTAATTGAATATTCATGAATTCCTCCTAAATTAATAATTTGTTTAGAAGCTTCAGGGCAAACAGCAGCATTCCAAAGAGGTTCTAAAGAATCATCAATGTAACTAAATGCTCGGGTTTGGGTACCATCACCAAAAATAGTAATAGGCTTACCTTCCATATGATAATACATCCAGATACCTAAAACATTTCTATACTTGTCCCAAATATTTTGTTTAGCTCCAAATACATTATGAGGTCTAATAATACAATAATCTAAACCATGTTGTTCGTTTGCTACCTCAATATCACGTTCGCAAGCTGCTTTAGCAATACCATATGGATCAATTGGATTACGAGCCATATCTTCATGAAAAATACCACCTTCACCATGTCCATAAACAGCCATTGTAGAAGTAAATACTAAACGTTTTACATCATGTTTAATACACTGATTAACGATACGAGTAGTAGCAACTAAGTTATTTTCATAATTGTATTGGCGGATGAATGGGGATAGTCCCTCAGCAGCATAAGCAGCAAAATGAAATACATAATCAGGTTTGTGTACTTCAAAACAATTTTCAATTGGATGATTAACTAAGTCCATTTGCCAAAAATGAACTTTAGGATTAACATTTTCTTTATAACCCCCACTTAAATCATCCATCCCAATTACTTCAACTTCTGGGTGGTTTTCAATGATCCAGTCTGCTAATCTTGATCCAAGTAATCCTGCTACACCTGTTATTAATACTTTCATAATGTATCGTAATATGCGTTTTGTTTTTCTTGACGTTCAATATCTTTATGATGCTCTAAAGCGAATGCTTCTTCTAATGGTAAAATCGCATGAGTTTTATAACCATCAAGTACCTCGTGTACTTTATTTTTCCAACGTATTTCCGGTGTATTTCGGTAAATTCTCCACTGTAAGTCAGGCCAGTTAACTCGTCCATGATTATCTACAATCCAACCCCATTTTTGAGTATGTTCTGTAGTTAATCCTTTTACAGTATTGATACGAGGCACTCTCATAACATCTACATTATTTGCTTCTAAAAGAATAGGTAGATATTGCATTAGATAAATACTGGGAGTTTCATCGGCATCTATCTGGAAGATATAGTCTCCTAAACATGCTTCTGTAAGGGCGTTTTTCATATTAGCAAAATGCCCATCAAAATGATAATGGATAAATCTAAAAGGAGCAAAAGTGCCCTGTGATTGGGCTCTTAGATAATCTTCTACTCCTTTAGAACCATTATTAGAATCATAGAATACAACGATTTCGTCTTGCTTTTTTTTATTTTCAATTAAGAAAGGAAGTAATCGTTGTATTTCTACAAGTTCATTACAAACGGTAATAGCGTAACTAATTTTCATTTTTATTCAGGTAATACTCCAATGTAAGAAAGAGCATCCATAAACTCACGTTCTTCAAAATGTTGAAGTGTAGTCATATCCATTTTATAGTCGTACTCTTTACCTTTAGCTTTAAATTTAGTTTTTTCTTCTTCAGACATAAGAGTTGCTTTTACAGCTGCCCATCTCCAATTTTCACCATTGGAACCATCAGCAAATACCATCCCTTTATCGGGGAGGTTAATTGCTGAGGGCATCCAAATAAGTCCATTTTCATCTTCACCCATTAATTCTTTATACAACTCAGGAAGAACCTCCATTTGTTGAGTAAAAAATTCAGAATCACGAGTCATAATTGAGTTAGCTTGGAAACCACACCCATAACAAAAGTGTAATTTTACAATATCATTTACTTCTTGAACGTAGCAAGCATCAGAACCGCAACGATTACAGGTAGTTAAATTATCCATTTAAAACTGGTTTTTTAGGTAATTCGATTTTTTTAATTTGGGGAAGTTTAAGTTCTACTTTTTTAGGTAGATCTGGGATGTATTGGGTAAAAAGTATGTCTATTTTTTCTTTCATTTTATCCCAACTAAAATTGGTTTTTGAATAGTAAGCTTGACGTTTACCTCTGTCAGTGTATTTCTTGTAATTTTCAAATACATCTTTAAGATACATTCCTACTTCATTATGGTTAGGTTCAAACCATTGACTTTCTTTCATTAACCAATCATTAGCTGCTGATGGGTGAACATTCTTAAGGTTACCTCCTATAAGCAAACTAAAGTCTTTAGTTAAGAAATCAGTATGCCCTGACCATCCACTTGCAATAATGGGTTTTTTAGATAAACTAAATTCAAGTAATGGACGACCAAAACCTTCTCCTTTAGTTAAGCTAACCATAGATTTAACTTTAGGATGGTTATAAAGTTCGTTTATTTCATTATCGCTAAATTCACCATGTAAAAGATAAATATTAGGAATACTATTAGCTTTAATTGTTTTTCTGATTGCGTGGATTTTTTTAAGTATCTCATCTCGATCCATATAAGAAGAAACTGCGGAACTTGTTTTTAAAATTAATGCAGGAGCAGTTTTTTTATTCTTAAATACTTCTAAGAAAGCTTTAATTAGTAAACCTACATTTTTTCTATCTTCACCAAAATCACCTTGAATCCAATGTCCTACAAATAAGTAAGCAAACGATTCAGGAATAGAATCAAGTGATTGAATTAAAGGGCTATTTTTTCTTAACGTAGATATTTCTTGAGAAGACATCTCAAAGTATTTAGTTAAGTCAGCTCCTTCAAATAATACTTCAACGGGTTTTTCCAGTTTGATTTCTCCTAAAGGTTGTTGGTTTTTGTCTTGTTTTTGAAATGTTGACTTTTCAAATACTTGCTTAGCATGGTTAGAAGATACTAAAGTAAGATCCATTCTGTTTACACCCTCAATCCAAGTACCTTGACATAGATTAGATTCAATACCAGCAGTAACACCAATATTATATTTTCCAATTGATTGGAATTCATTTGGAATAGTAATTTGCATCCAAATGTCTGGTTTTTCTGTTAATTGCGGATGTGGGTATTTGTAGTTATGAAGAAAACTCCATTCAGGGTTATTATCACAAAACCCCCAAGCAGTACCTCCCCAACGTTGGGGTAGGAGTTTAACATCGTATTTATCCAGTTCTATAATGGCTTTAACTAAATCTCGAGCTCGGGCTCCATAACCGCTGTAAGTATCATAAGGACAGCTTATAAAAAACGTATTTCTACTCATATTAGTAAATTAATTTATGGTTTAAAGTAGGGAATTGGTGTGTTGAAGCATTAATAAACTCAAATTTTTCTCTGGGTTTCCAAGTTGAAAATAATTCTTCTAAACCATCCATAATTCTTTGAGCTTGGTGTTCTTGGGTAAATCCTGCTTCATCGCTTGTAGCCCAATCACGTCCTGCCATTCCTCTTTCTTGTCTTTCTTCTTTAGATAGGTTGTAAACTTCCATAAGTCTATCAGCTGCGTCTTCCCAACGGCAACGATCATCAAAAATATAAGGTGTTGGAGGAGAACCTACCATTGAAATACTTGTTGGGTAAACTGGGAATGCCCATTTACCATGCTTTTTATAAGTACCTCTATGGTTAGAAGGGAAATCAGCATCAAAGTCAATCCAAGTACCATCTTCAAATTCAAAACGCATTTGGTCTTGCATACCACCTGTTACGTTTGCAATGATAGGAGTACCTGTTAATAATGCTTCGGTAAGTGATAGACCCCAACCTTCATTTGAAGTAAGTAACATTTGAACATCTGCTATATTATAAAGATAATTCATCTCTTTTGGCCCATACTTGCCATCTGTAAAGACAACATTGTAACCTGGGAGGAGAGTATCTACTACTGCTACAAGATCAGTTCCATGTTCTGATACTAATTCAGTATGGAGAAGAAGAGCAGCTGAATTACGTTTTTCTTGGGGGAGATTATCTACAAATACTTTAAAGGCTAAAAGTGTATCGGGTACTTGTTTACGACGAATATTTCTTGAGTTAAAGAACGCTACGAATTCATAGTCTTTACCTTGAAGTACTTTAGATTTAAAGCTTTGAAATTCTTTATCTTGCTCTTTATTCTCGATAGGAAAATAATTTTTAGTATTTAATCCATGAGGAACATACTTAATAATTCTATCCTTAGCTTTTTCGTTTAGTACTAACTTATTAATGTTAACAGTTTGTTTTGAAATACCAAACAATACATCACATGATTCATAAAAAGTTTTATTATAGTGAGGTGCTGGTAAATCATCCCAAATGTTAAGATAGATAATAGGGATAGTTCTGCGAATTTCATTTTCAATAGAAAATAACCAAGTAAAATAACGTGGGTCAGTAATCAACATTATAGCGTCTGGTTTTTCTAAGTCTAAAATTTGACGTAAGAAAGCATGATCACCATAACCATTTGCTGGGTATAATATTACATTGGCATCTTCAATTCCGGCTTGAACACCTGTATCTTCGCTTAAATCAAAACGCTTACCAAAATCTGGGTGTTGGATTGCTCCTCCAATGTTAACCCAATTATAATGGTGAGATGTTCCTAATACTACTTCTTTTCCTACAGTGGCGATACCAGAATGCATTCTAATATCATCGCAAATCAAAAGGATTTTTTTCCTTTGATCCTTTGGTAAATAACCTTCTTTCATAAATTATTGAATTTCTAAATCGTTGTGACTATGAATTTGCTTTCTAAATGATTCATCTGTAAGGTACAAATGAATAGAACGATCAGCAAGTTTTTGGAACGAGAATTTGTGTCTAACACAAGATACTTTAAACTCGTCAAATAAGTCACTTTGGATTTTTACACTCGTAAGTGTCATGTCCTTTTTACTCATAACATTGTTTTTAATTAATATAACATATATAAATATATTGGGATTCTTTAAGATAACCCTCTATCACATAAATTCTTATCTTCTTTAAATGGGCAATAAGTGCAATTCCATTTTGAAGGTACTTTTAACATAGGCCCAGTATTATGTGAACCATCTTTAGTAAAAGCCATTTCAATAAACTCCTGAAAGCGCTTAGTTGCTTTGTTTAGTTTAATTTTTCCAGATGAAGGAACGTGAATTTGTACTCGTGGGTCTGGGAAATCAGGGTTACCGTGTAGTTTTCTTTTAACAATAAAATATTCAATGTTAATATTATCTACTGGGAATCCGAATTGTTCAGCAAAGAATTTCTTGTAGAGGATTAATTGCATGTTTTTAACCTCATCAGTCTTTTCTTTATCTTTCCAACCGCGAGTTGAAGTTTTAATATCTATAATTTTGATGGTGTTAGTATTCTCATCATATAAAACAACATCTAAAAATCCTTTATAGATAATATTTTTATATAGAGGGTTGGGGTTAAGTAGGATTGGTACTTCAATACCTACTAACCACCAACCTCGTTTGCTAAAATATTTGCCTTTATTTTTCTTAAACCAAGAAAGAATACCTAACCCATCTTCATAAAACTCTCTAAGTTGTTCTGAATCTGAAAAATGTGTTTTGTTATTACGTTCGTAGTCTGTTCTGTAGCCTTCTCTTAATTTTTCCTCAAACTGGGATTCTAAATCGATTTGATCAGCAGCGGTTTTACTTACGTTATAAAACGTAGTTAAGTAATCTTGTAGTACAGTGTGGATTGCTGTACCAAACGTCATATGAATTGATACTTCCGACGTATAATGCCCATCTCGATATTGGAGCGCCCACTTGTGTGGGCAGCTCTCAAACATCGAGAATTGACTAAATGAGATTTGCTTTTGAAAGCGATAGTCAACATCTGGGGGCGTGTGTTTTTGTACCTCTTTAATTATAGAGGGTATTTTTTTCTTAGCCAAAACTTATTTCCATTTACCTCTAATAACTAACATAGCAATAATGCCATAGTTAGCAATGTCTACAAAACTATCTATCATTGTTTCTCCTTCAACGTAATTTTGACCATTACGTTTCAATAGATTTTTGAGGCGATTAATTTTATCATTACAACGAAGCCAAATACCTGTAATAGAAAGATTTCGGTCGTCTCGAGTAGATAAATCAGAACCTAAAGCAATATTTTGAAGCCCATAATCCATCATTTTGCGAGCAAACAGAGCGTATTGTTCTTTTTGTATTTCTTTAAAATTATCAGCTAATTCAGGATATAGTCTTTCAAAATCCTTAATTGCTCTTTCTTCCCCAGTGTGGGGATTTGGTTCATAACTTACTTTTTCTTCCATTTATATGGTTTTTACTAATTTATCTTGTTCTTTTTGATCGATTCCCATTTGCCACAAAATACTTCGAACACCTGGTTCTCGGATTATATCAATGTAGTGATCAGCTTCACCTAAACTACATTCATAATATTTTGCTACGTATTCTGCTACACTTTGTGGTCTTTGTTTTTTACTCGGTTTGATATACTTTAACCAAACCTTTTTCTTTGGGATCATTTCTCTATAAATGGTATAAATTTGTTTTTTGTTCTGTGGACTTATCTTTTGAACATAATTTACGAGTTCTACGTAATTTATATCCATCGATAAATATCTATGAACCAT